CGTGTTCTTAACGCTCTCCCAGCGCTTAACCAGACCGTCCCAAAGTTCCTTAATTTGTTTGGTCGCGTCATCCCAGCCTCTTGTAAAGTTCCCGGGAATATCCGAAAGGGCTTTAGAGAGATTCGGGAAGGAGGCATCAAATTTGGCCAAGATTTCATCCCAATTTTTCCAAATCGCAATGCCGGCTCCGATCGCTGCGCCGGCCAGAAGTCCCCAAGGACCGAAAGCTGCAGTTACTGCCGCTCCGACACCGTAGAGTTCTTTTCCGACGCTCAGGAGATCACCGACCAAAGAAACGCCCAGAAGGGCGCCAAAGCCCTTGATGATGTTTTCCCAGCCGCCGACCGAATCGACAAACTCCATGACTCCGTCAATGAAATCAAAGATGCCGTTGACAACCTTTTCAAAATCAACTTCGGCAATTGCCTTGGAGACCTTCTCAAAGAGGCCGTCCAGTCTTTGCGCGATCAGATCTTTATTGGCCACGACCCAATCCTGCATCCGACTCACAATGCCTTCAATCGTAGGCGCCAAAGCAGCTCCGACTTGAGCGCTGACACCATCGACCACTTGAGAAAACGTGCTCAGCGTGTCCGTCAGATGAGCGGACTTTGCGACCATGTCTTGGTCCATTACTAAACCAAGCTTGGAAGCCTGTTCGCCCATGTCATCCAGGCTTTTTGCTCCGCCTTCGAGTACGGGAATCATCCGTTTAGACAGTTCCTCACCGAAGGCTGCCGTCAAGATGCGCATCCGGACAGCCGGAGACTCATTGTTTTTGACGGCCTGAGCCAAATTTCGCATGACATCGGCCGCATCCCTTATCTGACCTTTAGAGTCTTTCAGAGAAATACCGAGGCGCTTGAAGATAGCTGCCAGATTCTTGTTTTCGCCTCTGGCAGCTTTGCCCATGTTGTCCGTGAGCTTACTTAAGGCCTGATCCATTTGGTCAGCAGACATCCCTCCGAGGCCTGCTGCGTAACGCAACTTCTGCAGGGATTCGACACCGACACCCGCTCTTTTACTGGCTTTATCGATAGAGTCTCCTAAAGACGTGAACTTATCGACCGCAGCCTTCAGGCTGAAACCTCCGACACCGCCGAGCGCCGTAAGGGGAAGGGCGAGCTTGGTGGCAAGCGAGACGGATGCCTTAGCAAAAGAAGAAAAAGAGCGGCCGACTTTGCCGATATTGGAGTCAACCTTCTTTAATACCGGACTTATCCGGTCCGTCGCAGATAGGATCGCCTTGAGGCTGTATTCTTTTCCTGCCATGATTTTTCTTCCTCAATAATGCGAAGAGCCTCTTTCGCAAGTTCGATAACTCGTGAAAAAGGCTCCCGAGCAAGCTCCGTCGGACGCTCGCCCCAAAAACGCGCCGTGTTGTAGAACAGCTTTACGGCCGTTTTCTTGTCGCTGAGTCCGAGCGTGTAAAAAAACTTCCCACCTTCGAGACCAGCTCCATCGAGTCGGCAACACCAAAACGGCCCACAGTTTCTTTCGGTAGACCCGAGAGCCGGATGACGTACTCGCGAAGGAGTTTGAGCTGCTCCTGCTGGCTCGAGCAATCTGCAGGAAGTCCAAGCTCACAGATCAAATCGAAGTCCGGACGTTTAAGTCGGACGATTGAGACTTTGTTTCCGGAAACATCGACGGGATCTTCTAATTCGTAGACTTCTTCTCTCATGACCATCTCCCGGATCGACCGACAAACTTAATGCCCACCGATCCGCCGTCGCTTTCAAAGTCCATCTCTCCTTCGACCCATGCGTCGGAGAGCGTGTAAGTCTTGCCGTTGGCCAGTTCGGCCACGATCGTGCCTTCCGTCATGGCGCCCAGATCCTCAATCGGGAAGTCCGGCGTAACCAGGTAGGTTCCGTCAATGAACGGGGCGATCGGTGTTTCCTTGAAGTGGACCGATCCGTTTGTCGACACAATGGTTTCTTTTGTGGACGTGGAGAGCGGGATTGTCATTCCGCCGGAAATATCCAGACTTTTGCCATCCACAGTGATATGGCAGACACCTGCAATGCGCATTCTTAAATTCCTTATTCGTTAAATTGGAGTCGGAACTGAGCCAGAACCGCGAAGATTCGGAGCTGGTTAACCAGGTCCGGCGGCAGCAATACATCCACTCGGTTCGGATCGTCTTTGTTTCGCTCGACGATCAGATATTTCGCAAAGAGCGCAGTGTTCTCAACGATGGCCTTGTCTTCCAGCTGCTTGTAGAGCGAAATAATTTCGCCTCTGATAATGGAAGGAGTTACAACTGCCTGGCCGGCTCCGAATCGTGTCCCGTCGCTTGCTAACTTATGGCGCGGGTACTTGCTTGTAATTCGAGTACGAAGCGCCCTCAGAATGTAGGCGAGCGTGTGAAGCGTCTCAGAGTCCAGATAGGAGTTATCCGCGTCTCCGAAGCGATTCTTCTGATACGTCGTAATGGCACGCTCAACGCGCATGTAACCGGCTTCCGTGTACTGCGTGGCAATACCGTTATTGAGCAGGATCTGGCGTTCTTCCATCACAAAGCGCTTGCCGTAGGGAGCCGAAGTAATTCCGATCAGCTCAAGCGTCTGAGTCGGACGCGCCGGATCAATGGAGATTTTGGCCGCGTTCTGTGCTCCGTAAGCAGCAAGCACCTCAACGGCCATGGACGGAACATCCGGCTCGACACCGATGATCGTGGCGTGCTGATCGTTACGCGCGCTACCAAAGATCTGCAGCTCGTTGATCGTGCCTCGTTTGCAGGTGTAGACATGACCGTACACCTGTTTGCTGTAGGACCATCGGCCGGAGGTATCGTTCATAACCTCTTTGAAATAGTCCAAAGAAGACACGTCGGAGTAGGGCAGAAGGATAAAGTCGTAAGCTTCGTCACCCATTGTCTTTACAAAGTCCAGAGCTTCAAAATCCGGATATCCGGTACCGCCCGCCATCGCGTCAATCTTGACGGCTAAGCCTTCAGGAGTTTCCTCCCCGGCTCCGTAACCCTGAACGTTGACGGCAAGCTTGATGTCATTGCCGTTAGCGCCTTTATTTTTGGCGCTGATCGTGACGTAGCCTTCTTCAACTTCCGCATCATCCTGACTCTTGGAAGCGGCAGCCGTCACAGGAAGATCAGGCTTGGCATTAATCGCAGCAGCTGCTGCCTCGGCAATTTCAGACGGCTCATTTTCCACTCCTACAGGGACTTGCACGCGGTCGGCACCGACATACAGGCTCAGAATTCCGCCGACAGACGGTGTTCCGGAAATCGTCACCGTGCCGGAAGCTGCGGTGCCCACCGTCGGATCTTCCAGCGGAATCGCCCAGACTTCACCGATCGTGTCGTTTTTGCGATAAACGGTGTTCATTCTGGCCAATTCAGAGCCGCGGCCGAAGAGATCTTTACCCTGACTGTCGCCGGTCACCAGTACCGGTCTCATCGGAGTTGCCTTGCCCTGAGTCATACGGCCGATCAAGAGCGTTTTAAGGCCCGTGACGGCGGTATTGGCCATCGAGTTGTCTACTTCGGCATAAAAAAGCGGCACTCTTACGCCGCTCGGAATGTTGTTAAAAGAAATTGTCACTTTTCTTGCTCCAAATTAATGTGCATCTTTGCTTCAATCTGTCCGTCAGGCCGTCCCTTGTCTCCGATCACATCGACATCGGTGTACATCCGGAGGAATCTTCCGAGACGATCGATGTCTCCTCCGTGACGGGTTTCGCTGTCACTGATTTCGTACTGGCAGGAGAAATCCAACTGGACGGTCAATGCCGCGCGATTAAGATCCAGGACGGTAAGAGATTCAAATTGGATCCAGTCTCTGCCTGCCTGAATATCGTCGGCTCCCAAAATGGCTTGAAACACTTCCTTTTTGAGATCCACCGACTTCTCCCAAGCTGTCAAACCCTGTTCATCCTCGGTATTGGCCACCATCAGGATGACGGCAAAGTTGAACCGTACCTGTTGCTTATAACGGTTGATCACTGCAGGGTCTTCCGGATCTTCAGAGACCGGAATCACAAATGCAGCCGGAAGCAGTTCAGCTGCTACCGATTCATCGAGCCGGGAAAACGTTCCGACGCCGAAGACTCGGCCCTCGAAGCCCGGACAATGCGTCCGCAGTTCCTGAATAATGGGTTTTAATTTCACTTCATTAAGCTCCTAACCGGGCCCGGTTTAAAGGCGTTTTCGAGGATCTGCCCCACGACCGATTGAAAGCGGGTACGGCCATAGGTTTCGGCAGCGGCCGAGACTGGATTGGCACGCGGCTTAGCCACTTTTGCCTCATAGGATTGTTTGCGGTGCGCACGTGTTCGCTTACTGCGTTTAGGTCCTGCGTGGCCAAAGACGACAAACGCGGGATAAAACCCGCGTCTTTTCAGTTCTGCAGAAACCTGCTTGCCTTTTCCGTAGGGCTTCACCGCCACCGAGAAACCGGAGCGGGAAACCTTGTAGGAAATTGCTTTCTGGAATATCCCTGTTTGCTTTCCCGGATAAGCTCCGGCAGCAGATACTCCTTTTTTGCTGACCAGCTTCTTTGCAATCTTGGAAACGTCTCGGCCGACCTGAGTAAAACCTTTCCTCATCGACTTTTTATCGAAGTCGGCAAAGTTCAAAGGTCTCGCAAACCTCGCTTCAATTCTTAACGGCTGCATTAAGCACCTCGCATTCCAGCAGCGTGAACCGACCGGCACTGTTGCAGTCCGTCACTCGCTTGACCCGATACCAGTAGCCCGCGCATTCAAGCTCGATCAGGCGAGGCAGATCCTGAGGCCTGCTTTTGCCTTTGACGCTTCTGATAAAGATCCGGTGCGTGACGGCTTCGTCTGTCTGGACGTTCTCCCAGAAGACCGACCCGCCGATCACTTCCACCTTGCACCAGCAACTCCAAAGAGGCGTCCGTTTAGTAGACTGACCCGCTTTGCCGTCTGACATGAGCCGGGCCGAGTAAATCGAACAGCGCCGATTCAGTTGTCCGGATAAAGGTTCGATCACTTGTAAGTCCTCCACGGATCAATCATCCGCTCAAAGAACGGAGTGCTCTTGAAAGTTTTTTCGCTGTCGGACTCGCGATTTGCATAAGCAAAAGCAACAGAGGCGCCGACCCAAACACGCAGTGCAGCCGGCACGTCTTCTTTGTCCGAGCACACCGCATCGGAATCATCTTCACTTCGGGCAATGATGTGTCTTTTCAGACGATGCTCAAGATTTTC